CTATAAACCCGTCCAGTATCACCCATTAGGAGCGGTTGCCGGTAAGCCAATGGGTTACTTTCAACCACAGTTTCATGCGCAGCCTGTGATCACTCCCAAAGCACCTCCTCCAATTGAGATGCCGGGTGCCAACCTGCCAAGATCCGTAAACTACTACGCCGACTATGCTGGTTGTGGGTGGTGGAGAATGATAGCACCGGAAATGCTATTGAACATGTATAACAAATCTATTGTGAGTGGTCTGACCACTATGGTTTTGGACCCACGCTTCTACGCCGGCCTCACCTCAATCAGATTGCAGAGACAGGCAACCCCCATCCAACTACAGTTCCTGAAATTCCTGGAGCACGGGGCGAAAGAACATAACTACAAAACCATTTACGAAATTGACGACATCATTGTTAAGGATGACATACCCGATTACAACAGATGCAAAGAAGCATTTGTGAGCGACGAGATTTTACACAGCTGCATGGAAATGATGGCCATGTCGGACGAGATCACAGTCACCTGCCAATACATGAAAGAGTACTACGCAGCAAAGACAGGCAATAAGAACATTACAGTATTGCCCAATTATCCCGCTCGTATGTGGATGGACGGTCATTACGACAAGGCAAAGATCCAGAGAGACTTCCAGAAAAACAAAAAGAAGCCCCGCATCGCCTACGTGGGATCAGGTACACATATTGACGTACTGAACAAAACCAACCAGAGAGATGACTTCTCACACGTAGTAGAGGCCATCATAAAATCCCGCAAAGATTTCCAATGGGTGTTCATAGGCTGTTTCCCGCTTGCATGCAAACCATTCATCGATAGAGGTGAAATGGAATTCGTGCCGTGGTTCCCTCTCATGGAATTAGCTAAGGCATACACATCGACAAACATAAATGCCGTTGTGGCCCCACTAGAGAACAATACATTCAACAATGCAAAATCGAATATCAAATATCTCGAAGCGTCTACTTGTGGCATACCCGGAGTCTTCCAGGATCTGATCACATACAAAGACGCTCCCCTGCAATTCAACAAGGGGGCTGATATGATAGATCAGTTGAAGGCATTAACCAAAAACACTGACATATACATGGCTCATTCGAAGAAGGCCAGAGCATATGCAGATACCATGTGGCTAGATGACCATTTGGATGAGTTCGCAGAAGTATATAACACCCGAATAGGCGACCCTAACAGGAATGCCCTATTGAGATTGAACCCAGATCAAAAAATATGAATGAAGTAACTAGCACCACGTCCAAGATAATTGAAATAACTAACGGCTATCTAGCTACAGAGACGAAAGAAGGATTGAAGACTAAATTTGTTTTCGAACAACCTATTTCAGACGAATTGGTCGTTGATCTTAGGGAAGAAAATTCAAGCCTTTATACGTTCTACGATCTCATGAGAAATGCAAAGGCGACCCCCTATGATAAATGATATTCAGTTCACCAAAGGTTACCCGCTAGACATTTCGAGCATTAGTAATAAAAAATTCAAATTCAAGAAAGGTGTCAACATACTCTTCGGCCCAAACGGCTGCGGCAAAAGTACCATACTCAATACACTAAAAGCATACTGTGGTATTAAGGATGGTGGTTGGACATACTTCAACGACCCCATGCAACTGGCGTCAAATGAATTCCCCTTTGCTTATCTGGGGCTGACACCTTCTCGTTGTATGGCAGACGTGACATGGGACGGCACCCCATCGTTTTATAATGACGGGGACATCAAAGTAGACTCTACTTTTTTCTTTGCCAACTCCCTTTCAACCAATGACGGGATAACATCAGAAGCTGAACAGTTCGATGCAATGGCAGAAAAACCGTCTTCAGGACAATACCGAATAGGCAAAGTCAATAAAGTGTTGAACATGATCAGGGACATACCACAACTGGCCGCGACCGAATCCCCCACTGCACTCGGGAAAAATGAATTTGCATACTGGGCATCCCTCGGACAAAAGGGACCTCAAACAGTACTACTGGACGAACCCGAAAGGGCATTGAGTATTCCATTACAAAAAAAGCTATTCAGTGATGCACTGCCCAAATTTAACGACATCCAGATCATACTAGCAACACACAGCATATTCGCGTTGGGAATGAAAGATGCTCATTTCGTTGAGTTCGAAGACAATTATATATCTGAATGTCGAGAAACTTTTTCCTTTTTACGTTGAGTTGCGTAACACGTTGTAATATACTATCTATATGAATGAACACGGTTATAGAACTATATGGTATGACACGAGGAAGAAGGAAATGCACCTCTGGACCTGGGATGATCAGGGGGAGCGCATCAAGGTTGTCGAACCGTTCAACCCGTACCTTTATATAGAGACCACCACCAAGAGCGATGCCGTCTCCATCTATAATACCAATCTCAAGAAAATAACATTCCCCAGTCAATTTGAAAGACGACGCTATGTAAAGGATTGTGGGATCAAGCGACTGTTCTTCAACCACAAAGCAGAACAACAGTTTCTGATTGAAAAATATTTGGGGCTCAACGAGACGTTTGAATTCTCCGAGAAGCCACTGAAGGTATGTACACTCGACATCGAAGTATACTCACCTCACGAATTCCCTGCTGCCGAACATGCCAAACACCCCATCAACCTGCTTACCTTTTATGATTCACTCGATGACAGATTCCACACATTCGGATTAGGCCCATACACACCCAAAGCAGATAACGTATCGTATTATCATTGCAAATCCGAGTATGATTTACTTGAGCGCTTCCTGGTTCTCTGGGAATCAGATTACCCCGATGTAGTGACAGGTTGGAACTCCGACGGATTCGATATCCCCTACATCATTAATCGTATCACCAAAATGATGAGTGAGAACGACGCCAAAAGATTGTCTCCTGTTCGTTCATTATATCTCAAGCAATCATTTGTTCAGAAGTTTGGACAGGCCCAAGACAAATGGGTTATATATGGTTTGAATTGTATTGACTACAAAGAGGTATACGAAACATTCACCAGGGAGAAAAGGGAAGCATACAATCTAGAATACATAAGCAGTGTGGAACTGGGTGAAGGCAAAACCAAAATCAATGCTACCAGTCTAGCGAGTCTGTCTAAAACGGATTGGGATAAATACGTAGACTATAACATCCAAGATGTCAATCTACTGAATAAGTTGGAAGACAAACTCCGCTACGTCAAAACGATGCGCATCATATCCCACAAAGGTTTTTGTAACATCATAGACACCCTAGGCAAAGTCATGGTGGTGTCAGGTGCTATATCAGCCCAGTCACTGAAGCGTGGTCAGGTGCTGAGTACTTTCGAGCATGATGACATGGGCAATTACTCGGGTGGGTTTGTAAAGGAGATTGAACCGGGACTCCAAGAGGCCGTGATCACCTTCGACGCGAACAGTCTGTATCCCAACACTATCATAACATTAAACCTCTCTCCCGAAACCAAAATCGGAAAGGTAGTAGCTCATGACAAAGAGAATGATGAAATAGAATTAATCCTCGTCAATGGCAAACGACATAAACTATCAGCAGCTAATTTCATAGCCTTCCTAGAGAAAGAAGGGGTTGCCCTATCCAAAGCAAGAATCATGTTCTCCCAGAAGACCAAAGGCATCGTACCTGAATACGTTGATGGATTATATTCTGAGCGTGTGAGAAACCAGGAAGAAGCGAGCAAGATCGAGAAATCACTGGTCCACTGCAAGGACGGGTCTGACATGCACATCAAGAACACAAAGAAAATGGAGCAGCTCGACATCCTCCAATACACCCTTAAGATTCTTCTGAACTCTATCTATGGAGTATTCGCAAACCGTTTTGGCCCTCTATATGATATCGACTGCGCCTCCTCCATCACCGAAACAGGCCAGGCAGTCATCAAACAAGCCAACCACATTTTAGATAAGTACGCAGAGACCGAATATGGCATAGATCACCCCATCGCACATTACAATGATACTGACAGTACTCACATCTCAATTAAACCTATATTAGACGTGTTGGACGAGCCTCTATGCGACGACAAGGGGGTCATTCGACGTAATGTATACACTCTAGCAAACTCGATAAATAAACACCTGAATTCCGAAATCACTAAGTGGAGTGAAGAAGTGTTAAATTCGAATGATGCGCGCTTCTATTTCAAGAGAGAGGGCATATGCCCCACCGGCCTATATCAATCCAAAAAACATTACATTTTGCATTTGAAGGATAAGGGATCTGATGAACCCATGCCATGCGACATTATCAAGCCGGTCGGTGTTGAATTAGTAAGAAGCACCATGTCAGAAGAAGTAAAGACATTACTAAGAAATGTAGTAAAGGAACTTCTATATACCCGAGACAGAGAGAAGACCGTAGAGGTGTTCAGGGACTCATATGAGAAATTCAAAATATTACCTCCCGAGCAAGTTGCATTTCGGTCTGGAATTAAGACATACGACAAATACGCCAAGATGGCGAAGGGATTCGCCAAAGCAAGTCGGACACCGGTAGCTGTCGCGGGCGCTCTCTACCACAATAACCTTTTAAAAGAATACGGTCTTGAGTCATCATACGAAAAATTAGCATCAGATATGAGAGTCAAATGGGTGTACTGCAACTCTAATAATAAGTATAGTATTGCAAACATTGCATTCTTAGATAAAATGCCAAAAGAGTTTGTTGACATTGAAACAGACTATGATAAAATGTTTATGAAGATCATAGAACCAGCTATAGAGCGGTTATTTGAATGTGCGCATTGGAAAATGGTAAACATGCGTGCGGAATACACAGTAGATCTCCTTGATTTCTTCAAGGAATAGTGTAATTTATATTAAGGAGAAACAACATGCCAACAAAAACATTAGTCACATTTTTTGATAGTATTCAGCGTACACTTATCGCGAAGCTAGTAGAAGACAAAGAGAACGCATTGGTGGTAACAAACCCAGTGCTAGTTAACATCGTACCCCAAACATTCCCAGAGAACCATCCGAAAGCAGGACAGCCTTCAGGTCAGATGGCTTTGCAATTGCTTCCAGTATATTTCAGGGAGTTCCAGGGAGACAAGAGTGGTGAAGTAACCTGTACATATCCCAAGAGTTCGATAGTGCAGGTTGACATTGAAGGTGGTTTTGACTTCCGTTTGGAAGCTCAGTATGACCAAATCTTCAATCCACCAGCACCAGCAGCACAGGCACCTGCAGGGATGCAACCATCACCAGCCATTGAAGGACAGGCACCTGCAGCACAGGCCGCCCCCGTTTTGAAATTGTTCACGGACGAAGATGAAACAGGTGACACCACCAATGGCTAAATCCTCTCTAGACATATTCAAGGATCTAGACAAAATCAACCCCGACGGGGCCGTTCTTTCACAGAGCGCCCTGTCGGTCGTTGAGGACTGGATAGACACAGGATCCTATGCATTGAATGCTATTATATCAGGTTCAATGTATAAAGGGATCCCAGTTGGGCGAGTCGTCGGCCTGACGGGACCATCTGGTTGTGGTAAAACACTAATGGCAACCAAAATCATAGCGAACCACCTGAAGAAAGATCCAGAGAATTTCGCAGTGGTATTCGACTCCGAGATTGCGTTAGATAAACAGACAGCGGAACAGTTGGGCGCAGACCCGTCCCGTATCAAATACTACCCCGTCAATTCAGTAAGGGAAACACGCAACCAAATACTCAAAGCATTGAAAGCAATAGAAGATGCTGGCCTGCAAGGCAAATTTATCATAGTATTAGATTCATTAGGAAATTTAGCCGGTGATAAAGAAGTCTCGGATGCAGAGGATGACAAGTTTGCTGCTGACATGGGACTCAGAGCAAAGGACATCAAAGGCATGCTCAGGGTAATTACAATGCCAGCTGCGAGGGCAAAGACAACAGTGTTATTCACAAACCATACATATGATGACCCATCCGCAATGTACCCATCTGCCATTCAAAATCAGTCTGGTGGAAAAGGACCCATATACCTGGCATCCCTCCTCATCCAACTCAGTTTCAAAAGAGAAAAGAATGAAAAGGATCACGTGGATGAACAGATCATTGCGATTGCCAAGAAGATAGGCGGCATTACTATGCATGCACTCACAGTGAAAAATAGATTTGTCCCTCCTATGCTTATGACCGATATCTACCTCAACTTCAAAACAGGTCTCGAGAAGTATTCGGGATTATTTGAGATGGGCAAATCCCTGGGAGTAATAACAGGAGAGCGCACGTATGAATGCGGTGACGTGACTCTTGGATATAGAAAGAACTTCGAAAAGGATCCCGAAGTATGGAAGAATGTCATTTTAAAGCCACTAGAAGAAGCGATAAAAGAAGAGCTCACATTCCACTCGGTTGTGGGTGAATTGGAAAAACAAGCGAAAGCCCTAATAGAAACAGAGGAATAATATGTTAGTATCACACGAATCACCATTGAAGCTGATGGAGAAATCCAGAGAATACAATGATTACGATTACTGCCTTGTTCATTTACTCGAACAGTACCCAGAGTACCTTGAATTCTTTCAGGAATCCTTGAAGCAAAATCGGCATGTACTCCTGGACAACAGTATGTTCGAACTGAGAGAGGCCTTCGAGCCAACCAAATTCACTGAATGGATCAACGTACTGGGACCAAATGAATATATAGTGCCTGATGTCTTCAGTGACAAACAAGCCACTATCGACAGCTTCGAAAATTGGAAAGAAAACCACGAACCCAATGTGACTGTCAATTCGGATAAAATTGGTGTGATACAAGGACAGAATTTCCAAGAGATGATTGATTGCTACCTGTACATGGTGAAAAATGCAGACAAGATTGCTATGAGTTTTGAATGTCAGTATTTCCATCACACAGGATACTCATTAGATCCCAAAGCAACCACATGGCACCGCCTGATGGTTGGTAGACAGAAATTCATTAGTGATCTGATAAGAGAGGGTATATGGGCGTGGCACAAACCCCATCACCTTTTGGGGTGTGCGCTCCCACAAGAGTTTATAGCATATGACAGCGTGTTCAACATCGAAACCATTGATACATCGAATCCAGTGGTTGCCGGTATGCATGGAGTGGGGTATAATGCAGGTGGACTGGATGATAAAATCACTACCAAACTTGCAGACATCCTAGACCATGATGTAACGGATGAACAGGAAAAATTAGTAATGAGCAACGTCACTCATTTCAGGGACATAAACAACATAAAGGAACCACATGCCATTAATAGCAATTAGCGGAAGCCATTCAACAGGCAAAAGCACCGTTATAGAAGAGCTGGGAAAAAGTGAAGCTATGACAAAACGCTTTCAATTCATAGGGGAAGTTCTCCGGGACTTGAAGAAGAAAGGTGTCGCAATAAACGAAATGGGCACAGACGAAACCCAGAAGTTGGTGCTGTCTAAGTTCCTTGAATATTCGACTTTGAAGAATGCTATCCTAGATAGATGCGCGTTGGACGGACTTGTATATACTGCGTATCTATATGAGAAGAAGCAGGTAAGAAAGAACACGCTGCGCATAGCAGAAGCCATCTTCGAGAACATACAGTATGATATTCACTTCTATATATCCCCCGAGTTCGATATAGTGCCTGACGGTACACGCTCAGAAGATGCCGCATTCAGAGATAGGATAGCGGAATTGTTTGAAGAGTATATAGACGCATACAAATTAATGCCATGTCGACTGACTGGAACGGTAGAAGAGAGAGCTGCCCAGTTTATAGGCACCGTCGAGAAATACGACGAGTGGATTAAAATGGAATCAAAAGATCGCCAAGACCTCTTGAAAACCGTAAGCAACATTTCGTAAAGAATAATGAATGGCAACAAAAAACAAAAAACTAGATCACGAACTGTTCGAATATATCATTGCGCTTAATTGTACGATGAATGATATATATGCCGCTACAGTAGTAGACGCATTAAAACCTGAATTCATAAACAGCAAGCATGTGAGGGATTACATATCCATCATATTCGACTTTTATAATGAGCACCAGATGTTGCCATCAGCCACGGAGATAAGATCATATCTCTCTGATAGTGAACTAAAGGAATCATACAAAAACGTTGTACTGAAATTCAAAACACTAGACACGGAATATAACTACGATGAACTGCTTTCCAATACAGAGCAATTCATTAAAGAGAGAGGAGTCTATGAAGCCGTCAAAACAACAGTCAACAAATTCACAGACGACGATGAGACTAAAGACACCAACGAAATATTCACTCTCTTCAATGACGCCTGTAATGTCTCATTGGTAGATAATCTGGGATTTGATTATTTCAATCAGATCGACGATCACATAAGAGATTTGCAGGTAGTGGACAACTTTATCCCCACTGGATATAAATGGATGGATAAACAGTTGGGTGGTGGATGGCTCGAAGGGGGCAGAGCTCTTTATATGTTCATGGGAGCCACCAACGTAGGGAAATCCATTGTACTGGGGAATATGGCAGCTAAGCTCGCCGAACAGTCTCGGACAGTCGTCGTCATCTCACTTGAAATGCCTGAGCAGATATATAGTAAGCGTATAAGCTCGCAATTGTCCAGGATTCCATTCAGTGCATTGAGTAGTGACACCAACAACCTCAACGACTATCTCCATGATTTCAAGCGCAAGAATTCCGGTACAAGACTGATCATAAAGGAGTTCCCTCCCAGTAGCATAAATGCCAATCATATATCGGCGTACCTAAAAAAACTGTCCACCAAATTAAACATAAAGCCCGATGCTGTTGTGATTGATTACCTAACTCTATTAACGGCACTCGATCAATCGGGGTCGATGTACCAAGAAGGATTGGATGTATCCGAACAAATACGAGCTCTATCATATCCACAGTTCTTCGGTTGCCCTTTCATTAGTGCAGGACAGATTAACCGAGCGGGATTCGAAGAAGCCAATCCAGGCCTAGACAAAACAGGCGAAAGTATAGGTATCCCACAAACAGCAGACGCCGTATTCTCTCTTTGGCAAACAGAGGCAGAGAAAGAATTGGGCGTGTTGAATTGCGGCACAAGGAAGAATCGGTTTGGGGTTAATTTCGGAAGTCAGGCTTTCCGAATAGACTACGACACACTCGCAATAGACGAAATGGAGGGAGTGTTCAGTAACAATGACACCATCCAAGGAACTGACGATATACTATCTGTATTGAGTGATAGTTGATTTAGTTAACAAAACAGTAAATATACACATGAGTGACAAATCAATATACTGCTTCACGCATCACGATTTAGACGGCGCTGCCACTTATCTGGTTACAAAGTGGGCACATCCCGGCTATAAGATCAGTGTGAATGCATCTGCAGGTGGTGATGCCACCCGTAAAGAGGTAACCAAATGGCTTCTCCACAATGAGTTCACCGACTATGAAAAGGTGTTCTTTCTTGATATGGACGTATCCGATATAACGGATCTCATAGATCAGGAGAACGTCGTCATCATAGACCATCACCAATCCCACGTAGAGGCCATGGATTACAAAAATGCGATCTCACTGGTTAAGGAATATCCGTCGGCATGTTTATTGGCATACAAGATATTCCGTAAGCTCTATGATACAGAATTTACCGAAGATCAGAAAAAGCTAATAATTTACGCCAATGACTATGACTCATACGCGAATGAATTACCGGAATCGAAGATACTCAATATCATTTTTTGGAATACCCAAAGTTCGTTTAAATCATTCACAACAACATACGCGCATGGGTTTAGAGCATTCACCAAACAGCAGAAAGCCATCTTCAAAATATTTGTGAATGAGCTACAACAAATGATAAACGACATAGAGATATATCAAGGGGTATATGATGACGATGAAAACGACCCCATAGTTGTCATTGCTGCATTTGCAAATAAACACATAAATGACATTGCTGAATATCTGCTAGACGAATACGTCACGGATGCTGTCATGATAATCAATATGAAATCGAAACACGTCAGTTTCCGTAGACCAGAAGGCGGTACTGCGAAACTTAATATCATGGCTGATAAATTAGCGGACGGTGGTGGCCATGAATATTCTGCAGGGGGATCCATAACAGCTGGCGTCCTAGAATTCACCAAAAACCTCAAACCAATATAATGCTCCATTTCGACGATATAGATTTAGCACAAAACCACACTCACACCATTGCAGACAGAGAACTCGATGAAATTATCTTGAAAATGGGTTCTTTATTATCTATACTAAATAACAAGAAGACAAACCAAGCAAAATTGCTAATAGCACTTGTACAAGATGAGGAATTCAGAAAATGGTTTTTAGAGATATCAGATATAGACAGCTTCCAGTATTTAGTGAGATGCCTCATGGACAAATACCCGACACTATGCAAATCAAAAGTAGTATCAGGAGCATTGAAAAATGGTAACCAATCAAGAAAAAAATCTGTATAACACGTTCCTAAGAATCTCACGCACGTCTCAGAATAAACCGTTTTCGTATAGGAAGGATTTCTCCACACTAGACGAGTCATCTTTACTATACACCAAAAGAATATACAACCTCTTATCCAAATACCGCCACATCAAAGCTGAGGCATATTTTCTGGCACCATACAAAGTATATCCAAACAAGGAATATTTCCCATTGGAGTTCTATGCTAAAATGGGTGGAGTGAGTGCGTATACTATGTATATGAGACAAGTCCAAGAAATGAAGCCCGATAGTGAAGAGCAGCTCAATTTCATAGCCGAATCACTTCAGTTCATAGGATCCCACTGTATAAGGAATAACATATCATTAGACGAATACCCCACATTCAAAACAGGCGTGACATATGATTGGATGAAGCAAATAAAAAAACATGAGATTTCCATATATGCCCTCATGGAATTTTCTAAAGTAGGTGATATAATAGGTAGTGCACAAGAAGACGAAAAGGAACTTTTTTTGGGAGATATAGGGGTTGATTTTGGACACTATAGATCTAAGTATATACAGTCCAAGACCGCTAAGACACTTGTGCGGGAAGGGACTAAACGAATAAAAAAAGTGATAAGTAATAAGAATAACTAGTGACAATAAGTGAGCATGAGTTATTATAATGAGTAACAACAAGGAGTAAGAGAGTAACATGAGTAATGATATTAAAAGTATGTTCGAGAGTATCAAGGAATCCCTGGCAGTGCAGAATCAAGACGCTGTATCGTTTAGGAATTACCTGAAAATGGAAGTTGGAAAGACCTACCTGGTCCGTGTAGTCCCAAACATTGAGGACCCCAAAGCAACCTTCTTCCATTACAAGCACCACGGCTTCACCAGTTTATCGACTGGCCAGTATGTGGATGCTACATGCCCAAGAGAGTTCGGGGACAGATGTTCAGTCTGTGAAGAGAGATTCAAACTCTACAAAACAAAGACAGAAGACGATCGTCAGCTGGCGTACAACATTCGCCCTCACGAGAAGCACCTGGTCAATGTATATGTGGTGTCTGATCCAACCAACCCGGATAATGAGGGAAGTGTTAAGATCCTTCGATTTGGTAAACGCATTTATGACAAGATTCTTGCAGCTACTGAAGGCGATGATGCGGACGAGTTCGGCCATCGCGTTTACGATCTGACGGAGAACGGTTGTAACTTCAAAATCAAGGTGGAATCCACTTCTGAAGGGAACCGCAAATTCACGAATTACAACAATTCGAGATTCACCGCACCCAGTGCCATTCCAAACATGACACCAGAGAAAATCAAAGAAGTGTATACTGAGCTTTTTGATCTATCTGAAGTGCTGGAAATGAAATCCGAAGGCGAGCTGAAAGGTATCATCAGTCAGCACATTCTTTGCAATGAAGGCGAAGACACAACAGAGGACGACAAGGAAGACAAAGACGCGAATGATTCGATTGCTGAAGCCATAGAAAAGGTGGAAGAAGCCGAGACTGAAGCGGAGACTGAGTCTGAAACCGAAGCTGAGCCTGAAGCTGAGCCCGAAAAGAAGAAGACAACTAAAAAGGCCCCTAAAAAGGACACAGCCAAGAAGTCTGGTAATGACGCAAAAATCCAGAACCTTCTCGACGGATTAGACAACCTGTAAACAATATAACCAAATCCCGGCCCCTGGACTTTTGAAGGGGGCCGGGTATAATATTTATATGAAGACACTTAAAACTGCCAATTCAAATGTTCCCCACACTGAAGAGGAACTAACAACCATTATTGAAAATGCATCAAACGCATACGCAGCGTTCCTCGATGCATTGAAAATCGACTGGCGTAAAGACCCTCATAGTAATGATACACCACATAGGGTTGCCAAATCATTTGTTAACGATCTCATCAAAGGGTGTTACGAAGAACCTCCAAAGATAACTGCATTCGATAATAACGAGCACTACGATGGCATGGTATTTCAGGGAGGTATCCCAGTAAAAAGCCTATGCAGTCACCATCATCTTCCTTTTACGGGGAAAGCACATGTAGCGTATATTCCGGCACCTGACGGCAAAGTCATAGGACTGAGCAAACTGAACCGGATTGTCGAGCATTATAGCAGAAGACCACAAGTACAAGAATCACTTACAATGCAAATCCACGAAGCGATCAGGGAACAATGCCCGGGATCACTTGGTATTGCTGTTATGTTAAGTGCCTCCCACACCTGTGCGTGCCTGAGGGGAATCAAACATGATGGTTGTGAAATGAAGACCAGTAAGCTATCTGGCGTTTTCATGGATAACCATAATCTAAGCAGAAATGAATTTTATCAATTCATTGCAAACATGGGAGCATAATATGGCTATTAGAAAAGATGATTTAGAAGCGTTGGGGGCGATGACCAATTTCCTTGGCGGCCACATGGCAGACTTCGCAGACAAAACCGAAGATGATAATAGACGAAAGCTCTTTAAAGATGGACTCGATCCTCGAACGATCATGAGAAATGCG